TCATACGCACTCAAATCCAATGCTGACAACTTCGCATCCCCTATCACTCCAAAGATACTTGCCACATCACCAAACAGATTCACCTCATACATCACCTGCTGTAACTGGTCTTGTGTGCGTGTGATGTTCTGCAACTTCATATAACCACGAAACTGCTCAATGCCTTCTACCAACAGCACGAATGATGCCTTTAAGTTTGGATTGAAGTCAGGAGCAAAATTGATGACACCACTTGTCTGCACCGATGTGTTAAGGTCGAAGATGGATGTGAATAGGTTGTTGATAGTAGGACTTCCCGGCAATGTCACAGTCTTTGAGAAACTGCCCTGCCTCTTGTCAGGCATACGGATGTCGGCAATCTGATAGGTGATAGATGCCTGTACCTCTGCATTCAACTCAACACGAATGTTGTTAATATAAAGTTCTGACCTTATCATTATTGTTGTTGTCTATATGACTGCTGTGATGCTTCTAATTCTAATGTCAAGTTGAACATCTTTTCGTTGTCTACCTTCTTTGATTCGTATGCTGATGCCTTGACATTCACTCTCACATAGATTGCCAACATTGGATCGTACAGATACACTTCTGGTGATGTGTATAGTTGTTTGAGCCACTTCGCTGTATTGTCGGTTATCCAATCTGAATTGAGCAGATACTTGTCGCTGATCTGTGTGTCCATTGTCACCTCTCCTGCATCCGTTGTCAAGTAGTTCCACTTGCTACCGATAAGACTTCCCACATTCTTTTGGTATGTCTTGCGTGAAATCTCTGCTATACGTTTTGACTTCTTGTAAAAAGAATAGGTATCGAAACCACCGTAATTGTTTTTGAAGTACACTGGGAACTCCTCTGAATTGGTGCAGGTCTTGTCGATGTAATAAGTCATCATCTCACTTGACTGCGTTCCTATGTTGTTTGTCAAGTTAATGGTGTAATATGCAACAGATGAAGTGATGAATGGTTGTGTGCCTGTGACTATCAATGTAGCATCAACAAGGTTAAGGTCAACTGGACCAACTGATGCACGTTGGAATAGTTTGTAAGTTGATTTGTTGGTGTATTGATTTGTCAAGGTAATTGTCTGCAATGGTGTTGCTGACAACCCATCGTAAGTGACAATCTTTAACAAGGCATCCTTGTTTGTCGTGTCGCAGAAGTAGTACAGCCATGCTTGATCTGTGATGCGGATAGGGAACTTTGTGAATGACTTATCCTTCTGAAAGAACTTGCGTGTGCTTAATAAGATGTTGTAAGTTGATCCAATGTAGTTCAACCAATCTTGCGAATCAAGTGAGCCATTGAATCCATATAGTGTGCCTGTCACAAGTATGTTTGGATAGGTGACAATGCTTCCAGATGCTCCGTACTGCTGACCGAACTTTAACTCGTAGATGACATGACCATTGCTACATTGCTTGAATGGATTAGTTACCGTTGTTGTGGTAACATCGAAGTCAGATGTCACTCTGCTCCTTAAAATCTGATTGACAAGGAACGCTGCTGCTCCTGTCGTTGGATCGGAATTGAGCAAAAGTCTTGTGTACCCTGTCACACCGCTCACATACACATCGCAAACATATTTAAAGTTTGGTTGTGTGTTGTCTGTTGATGTCACCACAAATGGCATCGGATTGAATACTGGTGCAGGACTTTGATAAGCTGCTACGAATGAATAAGCCATTATATTATTTCTATTTTATTTATATCTATCAAAACATCCTTCTTGAATGAATCACTTAAATCTATTTGCAGGTCATCAAACAAACTATCATTGACAACAGCAGAATAGAAGTTGTTGCCCTTTGTTCCAAATCTGTTTATCTTTCTTGCTATCAAATATGCCATGTTCCTTCTTTGTGTTTCAATCATGGAACGCAGCTTTGGTTGCCCTACTCCAAGTTTCTTACCTGCACCTTTTGCTGTTAGGTTGCCTCTATTTGATGTTACTGGTATTCCTTTTTGTATTATCCATTGGTAGATTGATTCCTTCAATGGTATCGCACCCTTCTTTGTTGCCTTGCCTCTGCCCTTGTCAACCCACTCGTAGTATCTGTCAAGCTCTAACTTGAATTGTATCTCGGTGTCACTCTTAAACTTGACATTGAATGCAATGGACTGCGATAAGTTCTTTGATGCGTTTGACTTCTTATCGACCAAACTCTTACGCAAGTCACCCTGCACCTTGTTGCCAAAGTCTTCGAGTGTTTGATATATTGACCTTTCTTCCATCTTACTTTTGCATCATGCGTTGTAACTCTCTTTCCTTTTCGATGTCCTGCTCCAAACTCATGTAGTTAAAGAAATCGATAATGTTCATCTCCATAAAATAGTCCCACTTTGTTCTATCATATTTACACAGAATGTGGACTGTGTACATGTACCCCCACTGCTCAAACAATGTCATCCCTCCTCCACCTGTCGTATCATCTCTTTCGCCTCGTTCAGCAGGTTGTCCACTTTCAGCAGTTCTGCTTCCAAATAGCTCTGCATAAGATTGGGTAATTCTTCCGATACCTTGCAAAAAAAAACAGCCACACCGAATCCTATCTCTAAATTTAGTTGATCCTTAAACAACTTCATGCGTTGTTGGAATTCCAATGGCTTTCTAAATGGCATGTACCACACACGCACCTCTTTGCAAAAGATACTCACTATCGTTGGCAACTGCTCTGCCAGATTCTCTCCTGTAATCTTTAACAGCGAAAGGTCAGTAAGGTTGCTCACCTTGATGTTGTTGTTGGATGGATCAAAGACAAACTTGCGATGTGCCAACTTAAACTTGGCCATGAATCTACCCTTCAACTCAACCGCCACAAATTCATACATCGCCTTCCGATACTCGTTGAACTCTGCCATTGGCATTGATTCAAGTTCTGCCAAAGGAATCTTTGTAAGTAGTGCAATTAGTTTACAATCCTTTTCAAGAAGGTCAACTGGTAAGATGCACTCTTGTTTCCTTGCTGTTTCAAAATCAGCATATTGACCTAATGTAAGGTTGCTCCATGAGAATTTCTTCATAATAATATAAGTAGTTTAGTTTGGTTTGTATAGGCATCACCTAACATTGTAGATGCCTGAATTCTTATTTGACTTCAATGAGTAGTATGCAATGCAGGTAGCCATGACACCGTCATCGTGGAATCCCGATGGTGCAGAATACTTGACTGACTTGGAAGATGGATTGTATTCGTAGGTGAACACCTCGAACTCTTTTTTTAGCCAATCTATTGGTAGGAACTGCACCTCTTTGTTGTTGTTAGCTACAATCAATGCTTCAATAATGTCTTGCTTTGACTTCGATGTGGTGACAAATGGGTAAATTCTATCCCTGTGCATCACACCCTTCTGCACCTGCTCAAAGATAGCATCACCAATACTATTGACCTCGACAAACGTGAATGCTTGGTATGTGTTGATGTGCTTACATACTTCTGCTACAATGTTGCTCCATGTCGTTTGCCTCCATCTGTCAGCGAAAACCATTTGCCCTTGTTGATTGAAGATTGTCAGGACTGTGTAATCGTCTGCCCTTCCCAAGTCTAATCCTGCATAATACTTTGGCGATGTGTCCACCTGTGTTGAATAGTTGATGTGCAGGAACAGACCACTACCCCCATCGAGAAATTCAGCCATGTACTCCTGCTTGAAGATATGCTCTGGTAGTGTGAGCTTCGCATCGTCAATCTCTGATCTCTGAATCATTGGATTGTCGTAGGATGACATGCTGAATGACTTGTATTGTGGATTGACTGAATCAAGTTGATGCAAGTGATAGAAATGATTCTTACCTCTCGGTGTGCTTATCAGAATCACCTTCTTGCCTTTCACAAGTACAGTTGCCCTCAACACCTCTGTCCATGCCTCCGCATCCATGAATGCAAACTCATCGCATATCAAATAGTCAAAGGTGTAACCACGAATGTTGTCGTAGCGTTCTGATGAAAAGAATTGGATAGTTGAGCCATTGCGATACTCAACAATCAGGTCACCCTTGTTGATGTTCTTGTAAATCTCTGGTCTTTTGA